CAATCGGAGGTAGCTTATGAACAGACATCAGCAGGAAGCGAAGAAATATTTATCACAGGCGTTCGGACTGAACCAGCGGATCGAGAGCAAGCTGGGACAGATAGAAGAACTTCATGATCTAGCGACCAAGGCTACGGTGACCTATTCGGATATGCCAAAGAATCCTAACAGAAGCGGATCCAGATTGGAGGATTGCATCTGCAAGATCATCGACCTGGAATCCGAGATCAATCAAGATATGATAAAGCTGGTTGAACTGAAGAAGGATATCATCGGAAGGATAAAAGCCGTGGAGAGCACCGAGCTTCAGACTGTATTGGAGTTAAGGTACCTGTCCTATATGCGTTGGGAAGAGATAGCCATTGAGCTTGGTTACGGTATTGACAATGTATTCCGGCTTCACAGAAATGCTCTTGATGAAATAAAGATTCCGGAAACAATACAGTAAAATCAAGTTCGATACAGTTAGCCTATGTGATATTGTTAAACTGGCAAAAGCGAAGGATGGAGAGCCGCTATGGAGAGATCTGTGGCGGCTTTTGTATTGGAGATGATAATAATGCCAATGAAACCAAAACGACCATGCAGCTATCCCGGATGTCCGAATCTTACAGAAGGGCGGTACTGTCCGGAGCACCAGCAGCTGATCAACAGTAATTATGAGAAGTATGGCAGGGATAAGAATGCCAAGAAGAAATATGGCCGCGCTTGGAAGCGAATCCGTGACAAGTATGCTGCGGAGCATCCATTCTGTGAGCTGTGTTTTGCCCGTGGAATTATCGTGCCTACTGAAGAGATACACCACAAGAAGCCTTTGAGTGAAGGTGGTACACACGATCGAAGTAATCTGATTGCGCTGTGCAAGTCGTGTCACTCAACCATACACGCGAAGAGAGGGGACTACTGGGGAAATCGTCGCGGGTAGGGGCGGTGCAAATCTCTACAAGTATGGCTCCCAGGGAACGGCGCGGGGGTCACGCGTGCAAAATCGCGAAATAAAAAGTGAAATTTGGAAGGAAGGAGGGCGATGCTCTATGGCTGGAAGAAAGCCGAAGCCTACAGCAGTGAAAAAGCTGGAAGGCAATCCGGGAAAGAGAAAACTGAACACAAAAGAACCGAATCCGGGTAAGGGAATGCCCGACTGCCCTGCATGGTTATTGCCGGAAGCGAAAACAGAATGGATCCGGTTATCGGAAAAACTGAATCAGATGGGTGTGCTGACGGAGATCGACCGGTCTGCATTTGCAGCTTATTGTCAGTCCTATGCCAGATGGAAAGAGGCTCAGGAGCATATCAATTCCGAGGGTGCAACCTACGAAACCGAGAATGGTATGCAGAGACCGAATCCATGGGTTGCAATCTGTAATACAGAGCAGAGACTTATGATGCAGGCAGCATCTGAGTTCGGGCTGACTCCGTCTGCCAGATCGAGGATCATGGCAGCATCCGGTGTTGGCAAGGACGAAGAAGATGAGATGGAGGCATTACTTGGGGGTGAGGCTTAATGGCGGAGAGAAGACCTGCGGGTTATCCGAAGCTGAAGAATTATAAGCCGTCGAGATTCATGCTTCCGACATCTCATTATGATAAAGCGAAGGCTGACAGGGCAGTAAAGTTTATTGAGAACTTGTGCCACACAAAAGGCAAATGGGCAGGCAAGAGGTTCTGGCTGCTTCCCTGGCAGGAGCAGTTGATCCGGGACATCTTCGGAATCGTCAAACCTGATGGGTACAGGCAGTTCCGGACAGCTTTTGTAGAAATATGCAAGAAGGTAGGGAAGAGCGAATTGGCAGCAGCCGTCGCTCTTTATCTTTTATATGCAGATAATGAACCATCTGCTGAAGTCTATGGTGCTGCAGCTGACAGACAGCAGGCCAGTATCGTTTTCGATGTGGCAAGACAGATGGTTGAGATGTCGCCGGCGCTTTTGAAGCGGTCAAAGCTGATGACGGCAACAAAGAGAATAGTAAACTACGGAAATTCAGGATATTACCAGGTGCTCAGTGCAGAGGTCGGGGGTAAGCATGGATTTTCAGTCAGTGGATTGGTGTTTGATGAGATTCATACGCAGCCGAACAGGCAGCTGTATGACGTTCTGACGAAGGGATCATCGGATGCCAGACAGAATCCGCTGCATTTCATTATCACCACGGCAGGTACCGACAGACATTCCATTGCGTATGAGCTTCATACGAAGGCGGTGGATATTCTGGAAGGCCGGCGTGTGGATCCGACATTTTATCCGGTGGTCTACGGACTGAAGGATGATGAGGACTGGGAGGATGAAGCTAACTGGTACAAGGTCAATCCTTCTCTGGGATATACGGTAGATATCGAAAGGCTCAGGGATGCATACCGGGAAGCAAAACAGAATCCGGCAGATGAAGTGACCTTCAAGTGGCTGAGGCTGAACATGTGGGTTTCAAGTACTGTTGCATGGATACCGGATGCGATATTCATGAAGGGTAATGAAGAAATAGACCTGGCTGCTCTGGAAGGCAGGGACTGTTACGGCGGTCTGGACTTATCCAGTACGGGAGATATCACGGCACTGGTGCTGATGTTTCCTCCGAGGGATGAGGATGAGAAGTATATCCTGCTTCCGTTCTTCTGGGTACCTGAAGAAACGATACCGCAGAGAGTGAAGGCAGCTTCCGTTCCTTATGATATCTGGGAGAGGCAGGGTTATCTGTTATCGACCGATGGCAACGTGATCCACTATGACTTCATTGAGAAGTTCATCAATGATCTGGCGGAAAAATACCACATCGTCGAGATCGCAGTGGACAGATGGAACGCCACACAGATGATCCAGAACCTGGAAGGTGATGGATTCACGATGGTTCCGTTCGGCCAGGGCTTTGCTTCAATGTCCGGACCGACGAAGGATTTTTATCGGCTGCTCATGGAAGGACAGATTATTCATGGAGGACATCCGGTTCTCAGATGGATGGCCGGCAACGTGGTAGTCGATACGGATCCTGCAGGGAACATTAAAGTGACGAAGGCAAAATCGAAAGAAAAGATCGACGGCATTGTGGCTGCGATCATGGCGCTTGACCGATGTATCCGCAATCAGACGGAGCCACAGGGGAGTGTTTATGATGAGCGCGGCCTGTTGGTCTTTTGAGGATAAAGCAATGTTGATTTTATCAATGATCGGCTTCCTTGTGATCAGGGAAGCCTTGAATCAGGCATATGAAGGAGGAACTGGGTATGGGAATACTGAGCGGTTTATTTCGGAGCAGGGATAAGCCCACAGACAGGACGGCAGGAAGCAGTTACAGCTTCTTTCTTGGCGGAACTGCAAGTGGCAAGTATGTGACTGAGAGATCTGCGATGCAGATGACGGCGGTGTACTGCTGCGTGAGGATCCTGTCGGAGGCAGTGGCGAGCCTGCCATTACAATTTTACAGATATACAGATGATGGCGGTAAGGAGAAAGCGGTGGAACATCCGCTTTATTTTTTGCTCCATGATGAGCCGAATCCGGAGATGACTTCCTTCATTTTCAGGGAGACTTTGATGACGCATTTGCTCCTGTGGGGCAATGCCTACAGTCAGATCATCCGCAACGGCAAGGGTGAAGTCGTAGCTTTGTATCCGCTGATGCCGGATCGGATGAAGGTGGACCGTGATGAGCATGGAAGGCTCTATTACGAATACACCGTTTACGATTCGGATGATGTGGACGGCAGGAAGGGAACCAACAAGGTCGGAAGGACTGTACGGCTTCAGCCTCATGATGTGCTTCACATTCCGGGGCTTGGCTTTGATGGCCTGGTTGGATATTCGCCTATTGCGATGGCGAAAAATGCGATCGGGCTGGCAATCGCTACCGAAGAGTATGGCAGCAAGTTCTTTGCGAACGGTGCGGCTCCTTCCGGCGTGCTGGAGCATCCGGGAACCATTAAGGATCCGAGCAAGGTGAGGGAAAGCTGGCAGGCTACCTTCGGTGGTTCGGGGAATGCGAATAAGATCGCAGTCCTTGAAGAAGGCATGAAGTACACGCCGATTTCCATTTCACCGGAGCAGGCCCAGTTCCTGGAGACAAGGAAGTTCCAGATCGATGAGATTGCAAGGATCTTCCGTGTGCCACCTCATATGATCGGAGATTTGGAGAAATCCAGCTTCAACAACATTGAGCAGCA